TTGCTATTGACGTTGGTTATGCTGCTCCTGGTGATGAGTTTACTCATCAGTTTGTCTCAGCATCTTCTGGTGCGATTACTGCTGGTGCTCCTTATTCTCATCGATATGTAAGTTCTGTTAATGGTGCTGTTATTAGTGGTGGTAATTATAGTCATACATTTGTAAGTGCAGGTATTGGAAGTCTTAATGTAGTTGGTGTTGGAACTACAACTGCTACAGATGCTACTTATGATGCATCAACTGGTCAATTAGTTTTAACTATCGCAGGTCATGGTTATTCTGTTAATGATACTGTTGGAATCGATACTGGTTCTATAGTATTCACTTGTGCGATGGATACTTATACTACTAATAAGTCATATCCACGTTCAACAGATCCTGTAGGATATCCAACTGCAATTACTGCTGTAGATACTAATACAATTACAGTTAATGTTGGTATTTCTACTTTAGTAAGTCATAACGTTACTGATGCGACTTATAATGCTGATACGGGAAATTTAGTTCTTACTGTTCCTTCACATGGATTATCAACTTCCACCAGCGTAAGGTTAAAGCAAGATAGTTTGTCATTCAGATGTGCAATGGATGATTATGCATCTATTCACACCTATCCAAGGTATACTGATCCAGGATTTAGTACTGCTTTAGGAATTACTACTACTACGTCTAATACCATTACTTTAAATGTTGGTACATCGAAGACTGCTAATTATAGCATTTCCACTGCCACATACAATGCTTCGGTTGGTATTTTGACGGTTGCTATTGGTGCTGGTCATAGTCTTCTTAAGGGACAAAGTATTAAGATCGGAACAGAATCCTTAAGCTTCAGATGTTCTAGAGATAGCTATGCAACTGTTCATAAGTATCCTAGAAAACCAGATCCTTATTACACAGGAACTCCAGTTACTGCTGTTAATAGTGCTACTCAATTCCAAGTAAATGTTGGCGTTACAACTGTACCTACTTACTACGTTGGATTTGGTTCTGTACAGGCTGCTATTCAAGCACCTAGAAAGAGTAATAATTCTGTCAGTGGATTTGATCCTGCTATAGATGGAAGTGAAGTATTGCGGATTGTAGATTCTAAGACATTTGAAGTTAATAGTGGAGTATCTACAAGAAATCACATTTATGCAAGAGGTGGAGTTGTTGAAGGATATTCTAAGGTTGTTTTTGATGATCCACTTTCTTATTCTGGAATTGGGTTAACTTATAGTGCAAGTTCTACTACTGGCGTAGGAACGG